GGCGTAGATTTCGAGCGTGCGCTTGATGGTCATCGCGATCCCGTGGATAGGTGCCGGGCCGAAGCCCGGCGGGTCTTGCTCTGCTAGATGCCGGACGGAGCCGGCGGCTGGCGTGTTACGTCACGGTGGAGTTGCCCGGCGTGAGCATCACCGTGCATGTGGTGTCGCTCGACGTACCAGCGACCCATGCCACGACTGCGCCGGTGACATCGCCGGTCGCCGGGGTTGCTGCCGAGTCGTCGAACTTGCCGGCGCTGGCGTCCCAGATCAGTTTTTCACCGACCGTGAACACCGCCGCCGTGACCTTCGGGATGCCCGAGAACACGCGCCCAGGCGTGAAATCCACGGACCCCGATGCGCCGTTCGCGATGTCCACGAGCGCGATGCCGATCATGTTGCCGGCGACCACGACACCGCCCGACGACACCGCCGATCCCGTGGCGTTGGTCCATTCCTTAACGCCGTTGCCCTGCACTTTGTTGGTTGCCATGTCGGCCGCTCCTTACCACGTCACTTTATAGGCGCCGCGATACCCGACGGCACCGACGGCGTAGTCGTGGCGGATCTTCCACGTCACACCGTCAGTCTCGAAACCGTCTTGCATCTCGACATAGGGTTGCTGCTGGCCGTCCAGGAACGCGACCTCCAGCACCGGCTCCTCGTTCGGATCAGCGAACATGTACCAGATGTTCCCGGACAGTCGCGGCGTATCCACGACGGTGTTGAACAGCCCCCGAACGACGTTGGGCTTCAGCTGGTTCTTGCTGCTCTCGTCGTTGTACTGCTGCGCGTTCAACTCGCGCGCCGTGCTGCCGTGCGTCAGCGGGCCAAGCCACACGGACGGGCGGACGCTGATGTAGTCGTTTCCGCCAACGTTCAGCTGCGACGCCATGGCCTGCCGCCCGCCGTCGATCAGCGCAATGGTCGGCGCGCCACCGGAGGCGTTCAGATTGCTATGCGAGGCGTGGAACAGCGCCACGCTGTCGCCCATCGTCGGGTTGCTGGCCAGCAGCGCGAACACATCTACCTCGATCGTGCGCGCGGCGCCACGGCCCATCTCGCGCGCGGCGCTGGTCAGGGCGCCAAGGTCATCGTTGATGATGGCCTGACGGCTGATCGACAGCAGCTTGCCCTTGGTCTTGCCGGTGATACTCTCGCGCGAGCCGTCGGACAGCGCGCCGTGCGTGAACGTGCCGTCCTCTTTGACCTCGGCCAGATTTCCGAACGAGCCCGCTTTGTAGCGGTAGTGCGGCCGGAAATCGTTGATGTTTCCAACCGCGCAGAACGTGCGCCAGACATCAGGGATCGCCGTGTACCCGGCGAGCAACGTCTTGTGCATGACATTCTGCAGCAGAATCGGGAAATCGCTCTGCGTCAGCGCGCGCTGCACGAGCTCCAGCTTGCCGCCGTCGAAGCCCTTGCCGCGCGCACGCAGCATCGCGCGGGCGGTTTCGAGCAGCGTGAAGCCGCGGAAGCTGTTGCCGTTCAGCGCATTCGCATCCACAGGATTGCCGGCCCGGTGCATCAGCCACGCCTCGCCGGCCTCGCGCGTCTTGTCGATCTGATCGGCACCGGCGCTGATATGCGGCGCGGCGGGAGCGCGGCGCTTGCCCAACTCCTCGATCACACTCTTGCGGACCTCCGCGATGTCGGCGCCCGTCTCGATGTAGCGCTGGGCCACATCGTCTCCCAGGCCGGCGGCCCGGACGCATTCACCGATCTCGCGCACTCGCGCGCGCTCTGCGGCAATCGCAGCCGCTCGCTCTGCCTGCACATCGACCACCACGGGCTCAGGCGTGCCCGGTTTCGTTTCGTCGCCCATGGCGCGTTCATCCTCAATTGCTGAGACGGTGAAGACTCCCGGCGCGTCGGCCGATCGGCCAACGCCTACATCCGGGTCCGCTGGCACCGACACCAGCGAGATTTCCATCGGCGTCCACGATGTGACGCGATACGTTGCCGGGCCGGTGTCGCTCGTGGACACCAATGCGCGCTCATGGATCTGGTAGCCCACGGAGACATTGCGAATCACGCCAGCCTCGATGTCCTGCCACATCGACGCCAGATCGTCGCGCGGCGAGAGCATCACCTCGGCGTAGCCCTTGCCACCCTCAGACCACGCGCGTTCGACGATGCCGATATGGGCATCGCGGCTGTAAGCGTCATGGCCCCAAAGCAGCGGCGCGGCGCCGCCATTGATTCGATCAAGGTTGATCTCGCCGGGGTCGTGCCCGAGCACTTCAAACCACGGATCGCTGAACCAGGACTGCCGCAGAACAGGCGCTTCGCTCGAAAACGACAACCGAATGCGACGCTTCGCAGCGTCGACCACATCGACGCCGACCGACGCGCGGTGCAGTGTCGGGCCTGTCAGGCGCTCACGGCGCTGGTGCATTTTGACCTCCTTGCGAATCAGCCATGACGGCCTCGCCTGCGTTCATTTTTCGGCGCGCGTCGCTTTCCACGGCGATCCCGAGCCTGTCGAGTTCGTCCTGCGCGCGCTTGATCTCTTCCATGTGCGGATCAAACGGCTTGCCCATGTCGCGCAGTGCCTCTGGCAGCGTCAGCAGGCCGGCGCGCACGGCGTCGCGGATCGCTGGGTACTCTTTCGCCGGATCGACAATCGCGCGGCGTGGCGGGTTGTGCTGCCACGTCACAGCCGCCGCGTCTTCGGCGCTCATTTGGCCGGAAACGACCGCCAAGCGCACAAACCAGTCGCAGAAGCGCTGAATCCCCATCGGGATCAGCATCTGCCACTGCCACGATTCGATGTTGCGCTGGAACTCCTGCCAGCCCATCCGGCCGGACGAGTAGTTGACCTGGCTTAAATCGCCAGTCAGGGCCTCGTAGCTGATGCCGACACCCGCAGCAATGCGCTTCAACCGCTGCTGCACGAACGGTGCGTAATCGCCCGCCGTCGGCATAGACGGGAACGTGATTTTGGTTCCCGGCGGCAGGTAGTCCAGGCCGCCCGGTTCCAGCTTTTCCGGCAGCGTCGCTGGTGCGGTTGGCTCCATCCCGAGCCCGCCCGTCTGCTCAATGAACCCGCCAAAGCATGCTGCCGTCTTCTGCCTCAGCAGCGTGGCGTCTTCCATGCCGTCTAGATCGTGCAGCTCCAGCACGACGGGCGCAAGCCACGTGATGCCGGCGTTCTGCCCAGGTCGGTCAATGCGGTAGATGTGCGCCACGCGCTCGGCGGGATACCGAGAACTTGCCGTGCTGACGCGCTCAGAATCTCCAGGGTGCGAGTCATACAGCCAGTAGAACTGCGGTCCGCGCGGGCCGTACTCGACTCCCTGAACGCCCTTGCTGCGGTCGATGTAGTCCTGTTCCAGGACGCGAACGTGCAGGCCTCTGCTGTCCGTCATTTCCAGCAGCAGAACGCCGCCAGACTCGACAATGGCGCGCATCGCGAGCTGCTGGATGCCGTACCAGTCAAGCCGGCGGTGGTCGTGCACATCCACCGATGACGCGAACGAATCCCACAGAGCGCGCAGCTTTCGCGCCTTCACTTTGTTCGGATGCTGCGGTTCGGATGTGATGCCGTAGCCGACGGTGTTGTTCACCGTCGTGCTGACGATCTTCGCTGCCCACGGATTGTTGCGGACGAGATCGCGCGCCGCTTCCGCGCTTCTATCGATCTGATTCAGCATCGCGCCGTTCGCGTCAGTGCGCGCGCGCGTTCGGCCACTCAGACGGCGGCCAGTGGTCGCGGCTTCGTAGTGCCTGATCGCGTGGCGCGCAGCAACCCGCCGCATTGCGGCGCCAGGCGCGACGTAGGCAATAAGTCGGTCAAGTGCGTTCACGCGCCCTTCCCGTATTCCGGGTAGACGCGGCGCGTTCCCCATGGCGACGTAGTGCCGGAGATCTCCGCCTGCATCAGCGAGCGCAACTGCAGCATCTCAGCGATGCTCTGGTAGTCCACCGTCCGCGTGCCGTACTGAACACGCCTGACGCCGCGTGCTATCGCTGAGTCCAGGGCCGTCAGGTCAGCTTGCGTGAACGCCATCACCGCCCCCAAAACTTGGACTCGCGCCTCGATGGACCAGGGACAACGCGCGGCGCTTCGCCATCTGTCACCTCGCTGTTGACATCCCACTCAGCCGCCCATGTTGGTGGATTTCGCCAATCAATGGCGAATCCGCGCAATCTATGGTAGCCGGCTTCGG